CTAATTAATCCTTACATTGGTCTGTTGTTCTACAACACACGTGCTCACATCCTGAATGTTTGGGATGGTTCCACATGGATTCAAGCTAACACTGATCAGCAAGGTACATCAACCACTGATAAGATCAGCATTGGTAATGATGGCTCATATGACGAGCGTCTTCGCTTGATCAAAGTGCTGAAAGCGCAGCTTGGTTGGCCAGCACGATGTGTTGAGCTTTCTGAAGAGCAGTTCAACGTGGCGATCGACAATGCCCTTGACACGTATCGTCAGTTGAGCGTTGGCGCATACGAACGTCGGTTCATGGTGTACCCACTGCTGCGTGATCAGCAAGTGTACTATTTGAACTCGCCAATCGACAGAACTGATTCAGTCGTCAGCGTGATCAAGATTCACAGATTGAATGTGTTCGGTGTTACTGGTTCTGGCCCAGACAACACTTGGGGTCAAGCATTCATCCAACAGTTCTACAACTTCGCAGGTGGCGGTGCTGATTTGCTAAGCACACATCTTGTTCACTCATGGTCTGAAGAATTCTCTCGTATCTTTGCGGCAGATTTGCCTTACGTCTGGAACGAGGCAAGACGTGAGCTGTACATCATGCGCGCAATCAGAGCGAATGAAAAGGTTGTCATGGAGGTAGAGATTGAACGGTCAGAGCAAGAGCTTCTGCTTGATCGTTACTGCAAGCAGTTCATTCAGAACTGGGCTTTGGCTGAGTGTAAAGAATACCTCGGTGTCATTCGTTCTAAGTACACATCTGGTTCACCTGGTGCATCGGGAAACATTACACTGAACGGTGAAACCTTGTTGAATGAGGCCCGCCAAGATTTCACAGAGCTGAAAGAGGCTCTGCTGAATTATGAGTACCAAAATGGTGAGCACGGGAACTTCTCATTCATGATTGGCTGATTGTGTATGTGGACATTTGTGAGATGGTATCATGCCATGCGGCAGAATAAATAGAAAAACTCTTTCGGACGGCTATGTCAACTTGTCCAGATCAAGCGGGTTCTTTAAACAACCCAAACAACACAGATAACATCTCGACCATCAACGGAACAACAGTTACCAAGTATGTTCCTACTGATGTCTGCATTGGCGAGGATGATCTTACTGCCACAGGTGATTCAGCTCTGCAAGAATCATACGCGGCAGAGAATCTGAACCTATCAGGTGCCCCTTTGAATGTGTTCAAACTCTTAGGTGTACATGAGCAAGGTAAGCTTGTTGACGTCACTGGAAATGGAACACCATTGAACGGTAGCGGTGAGGTGTTCAACGATGATGCTACTTCATGGGTGTCTCCACAGGTAGGATTAGCTGTTCTCCAATCAGCATGGATTGGCTATGACTTTGGCACAATCAAGACCAGCTATGGTCAAGAGGCCTATGCGCCCGGTGAGCCGTTTCTTCAGCCTGTCTCAAGCTTGAAGATTTGTCAGCCAACTGATAACAGACGCGCGCTACAGGTCAGGATTGACAGTTCAGACGGTGGATTCTCAGCTGGAACACCAACGATCACTGGTAGCGGCACTATTGCGATCCAGTTCACAGCAGGGCCAGAGTCTAAGTCTGGTACCTTCATGTTGTCATTTACGTCAGCCACAACATTTCAGGTGTACTTTGTTGGGCAGAGCACCGCCCTCGTTGGCCTCGGTGCCCTCGGCGCACGCGTAAACAGCATGTTTGGATCCTTTACACCGACCGGTTCCGGATTCAACCCGGGTGATCTCGTGTCGTTTCCAATTGAGTTAGACTGGAAGCGAGTTGACGTTGTGAATCTGCCAAATGACTCGAACGTGAACTTTGTCCGCTTCCGCGATTCGGCGCCTAGACGCTTCTGGAGAATTGTGCCGCTGTCATTTAGCGGTGTGTCAACTAATGATCCTTGGGAAGTTCAAAGCCTTGAACTGTTCGACTACAAACAAACGCGTTTAGATGACATCCAGGACCAGTTGTTCATGGAGAATCGTGATCGTGATTATGACAAGAAGGCCGTTCAGATCAAAATCGCTTACTCAACATTTGATGCTATCTCAGATCTGACAAAGTTCGGCTTCATGATTTCAGACACTTACAACATGACCACTACCTTTACCACAATGGTAAAGGCGCTTGGGCGCCCTTTGGTTGTTGGTGATGTTCTTGAATTACCAAGTGAAGTCCAGTACGATCACAATCTAAAACCAATCAGAAAGTTCCTAGAGGTCACTGACACTTCATGGGCTGCAGATGGATTCACGACTGAATGGAAGCCAGTGATTTTCAGATTCCAAGCATCTAAGCTAATCGTTGGCCAAGAACACCGAGACCTCTTTGGTAGTGTTCTAACACAGAAGTACACAGTGGATGATGGGTCATTCTTTGATGGCATCGAGATGCTGAACACTGGGGACTTGACCGCAACTGAAGTGAACGCCGCTGAAGCCCAAATGGCTTCACCTGAAAAGGGTGCGAACAATAGAGAGATTGCGTCAGGAACAAATCGCTTTAGAACTCCTGGGTCCTATGATGGTGTTGATCTTTACGTAGAGGATGGACTACCTCCTGATGGCCAGCCATATACTGAAGGGTTCAAGTTGCCTGATGTTGCCACGGCTGTTGACGGGGCGTTCTTCAGATTGAACTATGACCCTGCATTAAACATCCCATCAAGACTTTACCAGTACCGTGCTGACAAGGCACACTGGCTTTATGTTGAAACCGATCGCCGTGGGCAGAACAACTCTCTTCGCCCTTCACAGCAGCTGATTATGGGAATGCAACCTGTTCCTTTGAACAGTAAGGACCTAGGATGATTAAAAACTATTGGTACTCAGAGCAGCTGAGAAGCTACATGCGCCAGTTCATGGCGATCTTTAATGGGCTCTCAGTTCAAACCGGTGTTGGTGAGTGCGGAGTTGAAGACTTAGTCCCAGTCACATGTGTCGTTGGTACACGTGATCGCGTTGTGGCTGCAATCACTAATGGAAACACTCAGAACAAACTCATGGCTCTTCCACTGATGGCTGTTCACTTACAGTCAATTCAGCTGGCACCAGAGAGACGCAAAGTTCAAGCATTCGTTGATCAACGAACTGCTATGCGCACAGGCGGAACATTTCCCGATGACTTGACTGTTGTGAAACGTGCTATGCCTGTTCCTTACAACGTGGTTCTTGAGCTATCGATCTATGCGTCCAACACACAGCAAATGCATCAGATCTTAGAGCAAGTGCTAGTGATGTTCAATCCAGACATTCAGATTCAGAAGAATGATGCGCCATATGACTGGACAAGATTGACAAGAGTTGAGCTCACTGACATCACGAACGAAGAGAATTATCCAAGTGGCGCAGATCGCCGAATGGTGATCTGGACTCTCACTTTTTCGATGCCAATCTATTTGACTATCCCAATGGCTGTCAAGGATGATTTGGTCAGACGCGTCATTATTCAGATTGGCCTTGCAGATTCAATGAACTTTAGGGAAGTAGACCAGAATGGTGAAATCCTTCCGTTTGGTGACCCAGTAGGTGTGATTGACATTGACAGTCGCCCAGTACCAACAGAAGATGAGTGCAAGTACGTCGGTCCTGTTGCCCCAACCACAAACCTTGAGTTTGACGATACTTGGTTCAACACACAGACTGGTTTCGCAATGAGATGGAATGGTATTGAATGGTACAAGATTGAACAGAAGATGCCAACACCAAAGGGCCCAGATGATGACTCTCCTTCTGTTGAGGTAACTCCATGAAACTAGTAAAGCTACAAGAACTGGCGATCAAGCCTGCAAAAATCGATCGTGCGATTGTGTCATCATCAAATGTTGATGCATTAGTTGGTTTTGAGGTTGAACTTTACGTGCCTTCAGATTCAGCGTTCTATGACGAGCCACCGTCAGAACAAGAGCTCAAAAAGATCAGCTCACCAGAAGAGCTTGAATCTGTTTTAGAGGACTCTCAAGCTACTGAAAAGAAGTTGAAGACATTGAGCAGACACTACTCGAACTGGGTAGGTGAGCGCATTGAAGAATGGGTTGATGAGAACTGGCGAGACTTTGATGATGGAGATCAGGAAGAAGCTAGAGCTGACGCTGAACATCACATCCCAGAGAGTGAATACAGCTTTCAGGCATGGATCAAGCAAGAGTTTAATTCACTCGGTGAGATGCTTGACCACTATGGATTAGTGTTCAAGGTCAGCGGCACGGGACAAGAGGTACTTGATAACATCAGAGATGAAATCTCACGCTTTCTCAAAGTAAAGTTCGTGATGCATGGTGACGCTAGTGGAAGTACATGGGCCATTACCAATGACGATTCAGTGAAGGACGATGAGGGTAATGAGACTGATAGTGGTGAGCATGGCTTCAATGTTGAAATCATCTCACCTCCGCTCAGCCCCGTGGATGCGCTGAGTTATCTGCAAAAGGTGTTCAGATTTGCGAACACGTATCGCCTTCGTGCCAATCAGTCAACAGGTTTGCACATCAACATTTCATTTCCTAAGGAAATGATGTCTAAACTAGACGTTGTGAAGCTTGCACTGTTCTCTGGGGATGACTATCAGTTAAGACGATTTGGGCGTGAGCTCAGCAGGTACGCCTGGTCACAGAAAAAGTACTTGGAAAAAGAGTTCAGTGAAGCTGATCTTAGCACATTGGCATCATCTGCGTCTATGCAGGCTGCAGCCAAAAAGATCATGGACCGAACTGGAAAATACTTCAGCTTCAATTTGAATAAGCTGCAGTATGGATACCTGGAATTTAGAACCGCTGGTGGTGTTGATTACATCAACCGGTTCAGTGACATCAGAGACACGGTTGGCAGATACCTACACGCAATGAAAATTTCAATGGACCCTGCAGCCGCTCGCAAAGAGTACCTGAAGAAACTTGGTGCACTGGTGCTGAAGGCAAAATCTGAAAAGTGACCAAATACTGTACGAGTTTTGTGACATACTCATAAATACAGTACCATAACCAAAGCCCGGCATTCTGCCGTTAAAGGAGAACATCCATGGCATCACTAGTTTCTGCAGGCGTTTCAGTCTCAGTAACAGACAGCTCGCTGTACTTTTCTACTTCAGCACCAACTGTTCCGCTGATTTTCATCGCTACCCGCTCAGGCAAATTGCAGGCTGATGGTGTTACTTCCGCCGCCGGCACACTTGAGGCTGGCGTCATTCGTGAAGTAACTTCAGTTGCTGAATCTCTCGAACTTTACGGTATCCCATACTTCTGGAAAGATGCTTCTGGAAATGAATTCCATGGTGATGCACGTAACGAGTACGGTCTGTTGGCACTGAATCAATTCCTAGGATTAGGCAATCGCGCTTACGTCATTCGCGCTGACATCGACACAACTGATGAGTCTGAGACTTTCATCAGCCTCGGTGTTCCAGCTGTTGTTCCAGGCACCGTTGAGTACAACGGTGATGGTGACGGGGTGCTGATGAACATCACTGCCGTTGATAACACTGTCAAGCCACAAACCATCACGATCACCTTCACAACAAGCACTACATTTGCCGTAACTGGTTCTGTGTCAGGTTACATTGGATCTGGTGTGGTTGGAACACCATTCACCTCAACCAAAGTGAACTTCACCATCAATGCTGGTTCAACGCACTTTGCTGCTGATGACGCGTTCTCCTTTGTTCTAGCATATCATCCAATTGCTGGCGTTGGTAACATCGGCAATGGCACAATGTCGAGCCTGAAGGTTGATACGCTGGCTGTGCCTGAAACCATCACTATTACATTCACATCTGGAACTGCGTTCAATGTGTCAGGTACAGTGTCTGGCGTGTCGGCCCCAGGTGTCGTTGGTTCCCCATATGACAATAACCGCGTGAACTTCACTATCGTTGCTGGCACAACCCCATTTAATGCTGGTGACGAGTTCACAATCAATGTTGCCTCCGTGACAATTGATACTCCACTAGGTGCTAATGACGCAGCTAAGCGTGTTGCAATTGTGACGGCTCTCCAAGCTGCCATCAACAGCAATCAAGAAATCAGATCAGAACTTTACGAGTTCAATCTGATTCTGTGCCCTGGCTATTACGAGTGTGCTGATGAAATGGTTGCTCTT